TAAGAGGGTAACTTATAGCCATGATTTATCCAAATGCTGATTTCATTGCACCACCTCTACGTCTTTGGTTCATAACTGCACCTACGGACTGATTGATGATAGCTGGTGAGGCTTGTGCTATTGTCTGAGTAATAAGTCTCTTAGTATCGTCTGATGTGTTAGCTGATATATTGAATACTTGGTTCACTACTGTACCTCCAGCAGACTGACCTTTAGTGTGGTCTATGACAGTCTCTCTAGGGTGTAGCATAGCCATAAAGCCACCCTTGCCATCTAAGCCACCTGATCTTGGGCCTGAGCCTGTGTATCCACCACCGTCTAAAGAATCTACAGGTAAGTTTGGCCCTTGTACTGGCCCAGCCATAGCACCTTTGATAGCACCACCTATAGAAGTTACTAACTGTTCAACAACAAGTATTCTATAAAGCTGTTTTATAATGTCAGAAGCCATAGATCTAAAGGCATCTTTAGCTGTTGTAGTACCATCTACTAAGGACATAAAGAAGTCATCAAAAGGTGCAGCTAATTGTTTAGCTTGATCATCAATACGATCTAACTCATCTTGTTGAGCTTTTAGAGCTTCATTCTGTTTTCTTATGTACTCTGTAAGCTCTATAGCTGAGTCTATTTGTTCGGGAGTGTACTTACTAAAGGAATCTCCTAGAGCTTTCATAACTGAAGCCCTATCTTGCTCTACACCTAAAAGACTCTCTTGTAGCGTAAGGCTCTTCATAAGCTCTTGCAGAGGGTCTTTAATAGCTTTAGTTTTTCCAGGTTCTTTGTATATAGACTGACCTTCTCTAGGCCCAGTCCCAAAGATAGGATCTTTATTAGAGATAGTACCTCTGCCTGCGTACTTCCTCATAGCTCTAGCTGCAGGAGACCCTTCCTGCATTCTCTGAGTTACTGTTAAAAACTCTTCTTGTAACTTAAGTATTCTTAGTTGTTCTTTTAACTCTTCGCTAAGACTTCTCTCTTCTCTAAGCTGCTCTACTCTTTTTTCTATTAACTCGTCTGCATTGTCTAACAGAAAGTATTCTAGTCTAAGTTTCTGACGAAGAGCTTGCTCCTCTGCCTCTGCAGCAGTCATTGTACCTGCTACTCTATCTCTTAGTAAAGAAAGCTTGTCTTCTTCATCAGCGATAGCAATATTAGCAGCTAAACTTTGTGCAGCTTCTTGATCTAGTATATCTTTACCAGCATTTAAGAATTTCTTCTTAAGATCTAGCTGTTCTTCAAGAAACTTCTTACGCTTCTCTTCTTTGGCTTTTAACTTCTCAGCTTGATCTTGTAGTTTAGCGTATATCTCATTCTGCTTCTCTAGCTGCTCTACTCTCTCTTTGTCACCTTTTACAAGTTGAAACCCTAGAACCTTAATACCGTTAGCTCTAAGTCTTTGCATTCTTGACAGACCGTCTTGGGAATCCAAGAACTTATTAGCTGACTGTAAAGCTTTCTGATACTCAAGAGCTTGCTTACCTATAGCTTCATTGCTGTCCTCTATACCATTTACCAGCTTGAATATTTCCATACGCTGGTTTTTGATAGCATCGGTCATGGTTTTAGTAGCAGGAGCAAAAGTATTTGACAAGTCTTGTACATCTGACATAGACTTTTTAGCTTTGGAAGCTGCTACTGCAATCATACCAAAAGCGGTTGCAGCTGCAATAAAGGCACCTACTACAGCTCCTGTAGGTCCAAAGATACCTGCTAACTGAGAACCCTGTTGACCTATGGCTACAAGAACGGATTGTCCAGATTGTACCTGAACTATAAAGTCACCTATCTGATAACCAGCCTGTTGTAGACCTACAGAAGCAAATCTTTTTCTGCTTTGTGCAAGTTTGTAAGCTTCTACATTAAACTTAGCGAACTGGTTTCCTCCAGTAGCTACACCTGCAGTAAACTGTTGATACTCTGTTTTAAGCTGTCGTAAAGCTGTTGCTGCTTCTTTGTCAGTTATTATCTTTTGTTTTTGAGCAGTGGTAATCTCTAGAACTTGTTTTTTATAAGTGGCAAGAGCTACTCTGGCAGGTGCATAAGTCTTTATTAACCTAGCTGTACGTTTGGCGTCTTCTTCTAAAAGCTTTATACGTTTCTTTTCTTGGTCTATTAAAACTTTATCCGTAAGGATTTTTTCCTTAGACTTACGAATTTCCTCGTCTAAAGCTCTCGAAGCTTGACCGCGTGATATAATCTCGTCTTTTACAGCTAAGTTAAGTTTTTTCTTTATAGCTTCCAGTCTTCTTGTTTCATCTACGACACGTTTGTTTTTAGCTGCTACAGCGCTGTAGTCTGCAGCCAGTCTTCTTGACACGTTACCCGCTCGCATAAACTCATCGGCAGCAGCCTTTAGCTCTTTCTTACCTCTGACTTCTATGTCTAGTATTATGTCAGCCATTTTGTGTCCTTATGAAAACTGTGTCTAAGAGTTTGATTGCCTCTACATCTCTAGAGGAGACACAGGAATTAGTTAGATCTGCCCAAGCTTTTATATCAGTGTATGTAAGAGGGTTAGGTCCATTGTAACCGTTAGTTCTAGCTGAGCTTAACGCAATAAAGGCAGACCATATGTGAGATACCAACGTGGGAAAGGGAGGGCTTTCTAATTCCTTTGGTGTCTTACCAGTCTGCCTTTTTACTTGCTCTAAATGTTCTCTTTTGGAAATGCCATTCTTGTCGGACTTACTGAGAGAGAAGGTGTGTTCTGCATACTCAATAAGCTCTTCAATCAGGCCCCTGTAAAATCCAAGCTATCAGAAAGCGCCTCCTCAATTTGACTTCTTAGCCAGAAGACTTCAGAGTAAACTTCCTTAGCTTTAGCAGAGGTTAGTTTAGGCTTCTCACCACCATAAGTAATATCCCAATCTTTGGTAACTTTACTTAAAAGATCTATGGTGTCCGTCTCTAACTCAGCAGAGGTGTATTTATTATTGGAAGTTTTCTGTAGCTTTGCAATTCTTCGATCTTGCTGTTCGTGTACAGCTCTACGATACTCTTTAGAGTGTTGTGCATATACTGTAACAGTCATCTCACTCTCGTCATCATTGGTTAGAGGTTCAAGAGTGTTAGGATGTCTTAAGATTATTTCAATGGTGTCTGATTTAGGTTTTAAATCCATCAAGTCCATGTCGAGTTTCCTTTCGGGTAAAAATGTCGGGTCGGGTAAAAAGGGGAAGCATCAGACCCGACACCAATGCCTCCCCGCCCTAGCTAGGGTACTTTATGCAGAACGAGTAATAACTAAGTTACTTGCATCTGCTGTGTTGTAGAGTGCTACGAATGACATAGTGATAACACGGCTAGTTGGGCCATCTACACCTACATCTGCACTATTGATCTTAGCTCGTGGGAATGCGAACTTCATGGTGTTAGTACCATCACCCACAGTTACCTCAAGCTCAGTTTCAGTTTCATTCAAGAAGCGGTTGATTAAAGCTGCATCCTCAAAGTAAGCTGATAAAGTGCCTTCGATCTCCGCACGACCAACTTCCAACTGTGGCGCACTGTCATTACCAATTACGAAAGTAGGTGCGAAGGAGTTAGTCAGAGTGAAGTCCATACCAGTTACGATAGCTGACGTAGTGGGCGTACCATCAACATCACCGATAGCTAATGTACCTGAGTAGGCATCGAATGGAGCAGCACCTGATGCGGCGTCCTGTGTCTTCTCAGTGGCACCGATAGTCATGTCCTTACCAACCATACCGTAGGTAGCTGTTACCATCTGGTTAGGGGCAAGAGAGACACCCATAGTAGAAACTGTCATACCTGTGAACAAACGAGCTTGGTCGATGTCAGCAGCATAGTCTTCGATAGAGAAGAACTTAGGTGTAGTACCTACCTTAAGGACGTTAGTTGTCCAAGTAGACAACATAGCTGATTCTAGGAATGCGTCATAGTCAGCATCACGTAAGTCAGCTACAATATCACCAGCAGCTTGACGGTTGCCATGACGGTCAACACGAGGCATACGATCAGCTTGAATATCAGTACCCGCTACACGATCTTTAGTTAAGTTCAAAGAGTGTGTGCTGAAGGGTAAGTTTGTGAAGTTACCAGCAGGAGTCGTGCCAAATGTGCTTTCCACAATGAACGATAGGCTGGAACGAGAACCTTGTGCAAAGGCCATAATGTATTCTCCTAATTGTTATAACAGTACCATCCGATGCTAACCGGAATATAGTACCAAGGTGCATCTAGTAAACCTTGCCTTCTTTCAGCGTAGTCAATAGATACAGTGATTGAGTTGTAGTCAATGTGAGTAGTAGCTTCAAAAGCTTCTATTAGAGTGTTGGCAAAGGCATCTGCGGTAGCAGGGCCATTACCCTCTGGACAATATACTTGGAGCCTAAAGACGCCTTCGTATCTTTGTTGAGGGTTAAGCCCTCGGACTGCGGGTCTACGAGATGTCGGTATAAAGTTAGTCTTTATGTAGCTTGTACCTGTGGTAGGTTCAAAAGATACATTCTCATAAGCTATTTGTGTAGGTATATTAGATGTAGCAGCTAATTTAACCTCAAGAGCAGCTCTGATTTCGTCGTGTATACTTGCCATTATCTTAATACACTCCTAAGAATATCAAAAGTTGCATACCTATTTTCTACTTTCCTAGAATGAGGCGCTCTGTTTACAAAAGTAGCTCCTTCTAAAGGGTCTATGTTTTCTAGCTGACCATATAACTTATCAGCCATTGCATTTAAAACAGAGTTAGGATCTACACCTCTTTGTTTTCTACTAGAGCTTATAGCAGGTCCAGAGCTGTCTCCTTTTTGATTAAGGGTCATAGAATTAGCATATGCACCAGTATCTACAGGAACTACATCAGGGTCTTCTAACGTATCTATAGCTCTTTCTAACCTACGAACTAAAAGCTCTTGGGCAAACTGTGTGACTCTTTTAGATTTCTTGGTAAGTCTGGGGCTAACAGTAACTTGCATTATTCCCTCACATCACACAAGAAGCAAATCTTAACACCATTAGAGAATATAGTAACTACAGATACAATACTAACTGTGTCTCCGCTGCCAACTATCTGATCTTCGTCATCAGGTTCTACCGTTAATCCTAGTGCAGGTATCACACACTTACGATTACTTCTTCTAACTTGATCAAAGTCTGCTATGATACCTTGGTCGTAGTTATAGAAGTAACCATTAAAAGTATGGTCTGTAGTAGATGCTCCAGTTACCGTACCTGTGGAAGGGTTATATGTACCTGCATTAGATACCTTACGGAGAGTGAGAGGTTCTCCAAACTCATCCACCATCTTAAGAAGGTTATAACCTCTTGAGAATGCCATAGCCTATCCCTTATTTAAAGTCGTAGTCTGAGCCACTGTATCCAGGGGGGTTTCTAAACCTGTCTCTTCTAAACGAAGGAGTAATGCGATCTGTATTTTGCCTTACATTATCCACATTTGCAATACTTATACCACCTGCTTTAACACCTACAACTGCACCAGCTTTCTTGCCTTGATGCTCTAAGTTTTCAGCTAAGTTAATATAATGAGCTTGTAAGTCGCTATAGTTAGCACTTAAAGCCCCATCTAATTCTTGAGTAACCCTACGAGAGTATTGTGCAGCTATGGTTCTGGCAGACCAAGATGCGGCTCTGTAGATGTTATCACCAGTTTGAGCTAATC